GGCCAAATGACACTTGCTCCAGAGGCTGATGCATGGAATGATACAATAACTGCGCCGCCAGTTAATATTGATCTTTTTGGAAATACTTTAGTTCGTCTGCAGAAGCAAATATTACGCCTTCAAAATCGAAAGAAAATTAAGAGGGCCAGAAAAAAGGGGAACTGGAAGGTTGTGAAGCGATTGCAGTCGGATAGAAAACGTAAGTTAAAGTTACTCGAAGAACAAACCATCGAAACAACTGAGCTTGTTAATGAAAGTATCTCAAAGTCCCTTGGCGAATTTATAACAGATGTTCAAGTTAAACCATACGCAAGATCAAAGGCGGTATACTTTAGGGTTGAAGGTCTTAAATCAAACTCTAAGTTTTACTTCTTTATTGACGATATTGATGTTACTAATTACGCTCATCAATTGACCCGGGATGATCTCATAAACAGCCACGATCACACCGAAACATCAATTCTTTCAAATGATATTTCCACTGAGGTTACCAAGTTTCTATCCGATGGAATTGAGCTTCCAACATGGTTTAGTACACGCTGGTATCCTTTAAAGGCATCAGATAGAAATGGTATCCTTGGCAATCTTGCCAATGGTCTCCGCACTGGCAAAAATTTCTGGAGATATGCCGATACAATTGTAAAGGCGGTTAATTCAAGTGGATTCACGGGCGTTGAAAGGCTAAGAAAAATTCACGAGCTACTTCCAGGCTTTGACCAGACCAGCTTAACACACTATGATGGAGCTGATGAGGCCTCACTTCTTGAAGCGTTTCCTCCTTCCGCAATTACCACTGATGTAAATGGCACAGTTGAAGGTGTTCTTGTTATTCCTAATAATGAAAACATACGATTAGCTTCTGGCGAAAAGATTGTTACCATTACAAACTCACCTCGCAATTTGGAAGATGAGTCCACAAGCAGTGCATCGGCAAGATTTATTTCAAATGGTATTCAAACAGACCAGACGACGGTAAATATCAGTGCTATACTTCCTCGCATTGTGAGGAAAACTAAAACGATTCAGCGAATTCGTTATAAGCATACTGATCCTCTTGCACAAACCTTTACAGTTACAGATGATACTGGCATTTTTGCCACCTCGATTGACCTATTCTTTGCGGAAAAAGCACCGGCGACTGGGGGGAACGCGAATGTTCCTGTGCGGGCATATCTTGTATCAACCGTAAATGGTTACCCAACCGGAGAAGTTATCCCTGGTAGCGAGGTTATTGTTAACTATGATGATGTTAGGACAAGCGCGGATGGATCTATCCCAACCACATTCAACTTTCCCTCTCCGATTTATTTGTCACCAGATACGCAATACGCAATTATTTCTTTCTCGACATGTCCGGATTATAAAGCTTTTATTTCAGAGGTTGGAGGAGATAAGGTTGATCTTATCACAGGTCAGATTATCAGTGCACAACCAGCGGTTGGGACACTTTTTGCAAGTTCCAATAAGCGTACTTGGACGGCATTTCAAACCAAAGATTTGAAATTTAAGCTGCGGCGAGCATCGTTCCCCGCTAATCAAACCGCATCGTTTACAGCGAATCCTCAAGTTGGAACTCATCTTGGCGAAATTGCCGTCAGTTCAATTGAAAATAACTCTGGTTGGAATGCTCTTACAACAACTGTAACTGTTGAAGCGCCATTCACCACGGTTATTGATTCAGAAGGTAACTCAACTAAGGTTGCATTCCCAGGTGGAGTTACAGCCACGGCAACTCCAGCATTTAATCCTGATGATAATTCTATTGATGAAATTGTAATTATTAAAAATGGATTTGGCTATTTTGAAGCACCGACGATAACTATTACTGATGGTACAAAAACCGAAACAATATCTGGAACACTTAACAGGTATAACATTGGCGCATTTAATCTAACTCAAAAAGCAATTAACCTTGGAGGTAAAACAAGCATTCGTAATGAAGTTTATTTTGGAGAAACTAAGTATGATGTTGAAGTTGGTACTCCAGTTGAATATGTTACAAACCGGGACCATAACGTTCAGGGAGCTAATATCAGCGATACACGACTCCAAACATTCTTCAGTTCAACGGATGAAAGGATAACACCTATTATTAACCGAGAGATTGCACTAGAGACACGAGACTATTTTATTAATGAGACGGGAGATACCTCTCAATATATTACCAAGGAAATCGCTCTTGATAATCTCAGTGATCAAATTGATATGTATCTTGACATTAGTCGACCAAGTTCTACTTCAAATATTGAGGTGTATGCTCAACTTAAAGATACAAACAACTTGATTATTAGTAGCACCGAAACAGATACTGATTGGCATTCGCTTAGTGCAATTAATCCTACTGTGATTCCGATTAATACCAACCGGAGTAAATTTAGTGAAGTACGATTTAACCTTAATACCGAACCAGTTGAATTTAGTTCGTTTATAATTAAGATTGTAATGCGAGGAGAATACTTCAGTGATGCACCATTCGCAAAGGCCCTGAGAATAATTGCAACAGCTTAATATGGATAAATCAAAAAGGCCAGTCGAGGATAATGCACATTTAGTTAAAAACTTAAATACTGGTGTTATTTCAAATATTGACCAAGAAGGTTACAAAGCTGCGGTTGCTAGAAAGAAACGCAATAAGGAAATTAAGGCACTGCGACAAGAAGTTTGCGATTTAAAAGAAAGAATCATTAAATTAGAAGCTGTGGTAAACAGTGATAAATAGATACTATAAATAAATTCATCTATGGCCTACGACTTTAACCTAACACAAATTAATAATACCGACACGTTTAAGGAGTGGGCGGATAAATGTAATGCTATAATTGATGGTCTCAATACTACCGACTTTGTTACGAGCGCGGATAGTATAGTGACTCTGACAGGGAACCAAACAATCACTGGTGTAAAAACTTTTCAGGTTAGACCAACCTTTACATCTGGGATTCTAAGTACTGGGGACTTTACCGGTACTGGGAACTTTACCAACGATGGAAACTTTACCTTTAATGGAGGTGCATCAGAAGGAATAATTAATACGCCGACGTTTAAGGTTAATTCTGGTAGTCTTACAACAGGCGACGGGTTTCAAGTGATTGGCTCAAAAGGTATTAGTTTCAAATCCTCTTCTACTTCCAGTGTTGCTTCTCTTAAATTTGAAAACGCTGGTACGCCCGAAAAAATTATATTTGATTACACTGGAGCAGGTGAAGGTACTTTCGAGATAGCAGACAGCAATAAACTTTCTCTTGCGGGTTCTTCACCAACAATTGGTATTAACAACTATGAATGGGACTTACCGGCAACATCACCGGGAACTACACCATCGTATTTGAAGTGGGTTGGTAGTGGTAACGAGGTTTCCTGGTTCTCTCAAACCGACTTGGCATCCGCTATTGTTACCGATGTTAGAGATATTCTTCAAAATAGTAACTTTACTCTTCCAATAACGCTGATTCCTGTTGGAACAATGATTGCGGTAGATGCAAGGATTCTTGATTCTTGGGCTGTTGCTGGTAGTCCTGAAGAATACACCATTTGGAGCGGAGCACCTGGCTGGCTTGTGTGTAACGGGCAAACCCTTTCTTACGACGAAGCCGCGAGTCCTGTAGATACAACTTATCAGCAACTTGTTGAACTTCTTGAAGGTATTGATAGTCCTAGTGGAAGTACCACACTTCCTGATACGGTTGGTTCTCCTGGCGAGGAAGATCCTATTGGTGGCAATAGTATTGTTTATCTTATTAAATACAAGGAAGATGATACAACTGCATTCTCTCTTTCCACAACAACAGGAGTAGCCGGAGCTTCTGGAATTAATCTCTTTGATACAAGTAATGCAAATGTTTCTTCCTTTGATATTGAAGGCGGTAAAATTGGTCTAAACATTAATACTGATGATTTTGAATTTGGCTCTGGCGGAGAACTTTCACTTGTCGAAGAGATTGATACTGCAGCAACGGCAGATACACTTGCTAAACGAGATTCTGCTGGTACACTTTCTGTAGCCACTCCAACCTCGGACGAGCATGCTACAACAAAAGCATTTGTTGATACTTCGGTTGTTGATGGGGTTAATGACTTAGAAGATAAACTTACAAACGAACTTAAAGGAAGCGTTCGGTCGTTTCCAGAACTTCTTGATGGCCACCAGTCTTATTCAGACTGGACCGCTTTTTCAATGTCCTTTACAGATAAGTATGGAAGAGGCGTATTTTTTGGCCGTAACTATTACTCTAGAGGTGGAGGCACAAGGACTTACGGCCAGAACGGCTCAGAATGGTTTAATGCTTTTTCACCGATTACAGATCAAGAAGCGGTTTTTGAACGCTCGTTTATCGGCTCTCAATATAATTTCTTCTTTGTAGATAGCAACGATATCCTTTATGGAACTGGGTGGAACGGCGAAGGAGCAATCGGTCAACGGGATCGGGGAACAGGTGTTGACTTTACGGATTATTATACGCAGTATCATGGAAGCGGTGAACAGCCTTATAATGACACCTCAGTTGAAACACCCGTTCCTGCTATGCTTCCGCAAAAAGATGTATGGGATGCTAACGCAATTACAGTCGATACAGTTTCTTACACAAATGTACCATCTACTCGTGGAATAATTGTTAAAACCAAAGACGGGGTTGGGCGTGAATACGTTAGCGATTCTCGGCTTCAGGGTTTTGTGAAATACGAAACAGATGAGAATGCAGTTGGATTCGGAGGAGCCAATGTTCCTTATACTCGAGGATGGTTAATTATCTCTTCCCAAAATACATATGGTAACGTAGGAAATGGTACGCTCACTAGTACTAATTACACGAACACTGGACCACAGGTCTTTGGTCTTAATAGCGCAGGAAGCAGTCTTTGGGCCACATTCGCAATAACCGATACGCAACGTGCCGATGGTATTAATACTCTTAGTTCTACAGATATAGAAAAGGTCAATAAAAGATTTCATTACTTCAAAGAAAACGCTACTAAAGCCGGGGGCCTTGGTGATACCGATGGAGAAGCACTTCTCGAATGGAAATCTCAACTTGGTTTTGACCCTGCGGAATCGGAAACATTTGCTCAATACTCTTATTACATTAAAAAGTCTGTTATAAGCTCTCTTGGAACTTGGCTTATTATTGGTAAGCCTGGTAATGAAAGTGATAACGAAATTTGGTTTGCCGGATATAGTAGAGTTGGACAAGCCGGAAATGGAAAAACCGACAACACCGTGAGGAGGCACGTTCCTGCTTTAGGCTTTGGTACCATTAGTACTTTAAATATTAAGCCGGTCGAGGGAACGGATAATAGAGTCTATAAATCGCATGATGCGAATAGCCCTGAAGCAGATGTTGTTCACGGATTTGAAGACTTTGAAATACTTTCGGTTGATAATGCAAAATACTATATTATTCGTGGTGACGAAAATAACGAGAACCTGACAACACGTTTTAGATTATTCGCCTATGAGAGTAACGCATATAACGCTCTTGTAGGCGGGGGAACAACATCATCTTACAGAAATGTTGGTATCAGTTCTAGAGTTTTAAGGCATCATCAGAAGCTTAAAGGTGTATTCGATATCTCGGTTGGAGCGGCGGGGGCGAGTATTCAAGCCAGTAATTACATTTTAGCAAGAAAAACAACTGATACAACCACCTCCGCAACAGAGCTTGATGCGCTTCCAGAAAGCGAATTCGATTCTGTGACTGTTATGGCTTGGGGTACCAATAGCTATGGTCAACTTGGTATAGGAAATACATCTAATGCGCACTTACCCCACCCGGTTAGTATTGGAACAGCCGATCGTCCTGTTGACATCATCGCAGTTTCTCGAGGTGTAAATTCATTTATTATTACCGAAAATGTAGATGGTAATCGTTCGATTCGAATTGCCGGACAAAACAATCCAGGATTGGCCGATGTAGGAACCCAGTCGGGAAATACAACCACCTTCACCTTATCAGCGACTATTGATGCTAACTGGTGGGTTAAAAAGGTTTTTGTTTCCGCGGGGCCACGGTATAGCGTAGGATACTTAGGAAATATATTTATCGTCGCTCAATCAAAAACCAATTCTGATAATTACGCGTTGTTTGCTGGAGGATATAATAATTTCGGGGAATTCGGAACGAGTCAACGCTTCAAATCGGCAACACTAAATTATCTAAGAATTCCTTTTCCCGAAAATCCTAAAAACATTATTGCAATGCAACAGGCCGCCGGCGGCTATTTTGCTCTTTGTAAAACTGAAGAAAGTGGTGAAACTGCAGAAGAATTTGCAGCAAAGGCTGGTCGTACTTATGGCGCTGGTTTTGCCTCCCGCTACTTATACAGTGAAGTCGTTAGGAACAGAACCGCTTGGCATCCCATTGACGGGCAGATCCTGTCTTCATAAAAGATATATACTACTAACATGGCTACAACACCTTCAAGAATTATTTTAAAGCATTCCTTTGTATCAGGAGAATCACCTGACCCTGACACACTAAGGTCAGGCGAGATTGCAATTAATGCGACTGACCAAAAGATATTTTTCCTAGATGAAGACGGGAATTTAGTTTCGACCGATCTTGATGTCGACACTGCAGTGGCAGCTGAAGTAGATTCTTACTTAGACACAATTGCCATTATTACCGATCTTGATGTTGATAATGAAGGTAATGTATCGCTTGTTAAATCCAATTCCACAACAGAAGTAATTGGTAATATTAAAGGCGATCCCGGCGTTGGTGTTGCAATTGGTGGTATTGTTGATTACGGCGACGAGCTTCCTCTTTCTTATTCAAGTCCTGAGCTTGCAGCTGAACTTCAAAAAGAAGGCACTTGTTTTATTGTTAAACTTGGGCCGGGGAGCTCATCCGATTCCCCATCCGAATTTGCAAGTGGAACACCTCACCTTTTTGCATATTTGGGACCTGATAATTCACCCGAAGAATGGGATGACCTTGGAGCAATTGCTGGTGTTGTAGGACCTCAGGGAGATACTGGAGCGACCGGCCCGACAGGACCAGCTGGACCTACAGGACCAACTGGAACAACAGGACCAACTGGAGCAACAGGCCCACGCGGAGTTGCAGGACCTCAAGGAGAGACTGGACCGACAGGTCCAACCGGACCACAGGGCCCAGTTGGCCCTATTAGCGTTCGTCCATATGTCTATACAATAGATGTTCCTGTATCGGATTTTGCGCAATATCCTGATGTTTCCGATGCTCTAGAACAAGATGATATCGCTTTTTTAATGGGTGTTAATAGCGACATGACATTTCGAAAAGTTGAAATTGATATTCCAGAATGGGACAGTGGTAATCAAGGTACTCCCGTATTTGATATTACTGCAGGGGATCCTGAAGATAGCCCAACAGCAACTGTTTTAGCAAGGGTATCTGTTGGTACTGCCCTGAAACATACACAAAGGACGCATCTTAGCCAATTTCAAAGTGGGACGAGTACACCTGTAAGTGTTCCAGTTAGTGCCGGAGACGGAATCAACATATTGGTTATTCAGAACGGTCATCAAGCTGGTGATGGTGCTGAATCTGGTTATGAAGGAAATGATTCTGTGAATACGTTTCTTCGTGTCCGACTTTACTTTGATGCTGCTGACTATTAAGGATATATATAATATATGTCTCGAAGGTCTAGAAGATCACTTCGCCAACAACCTATTCGTAAAAGAGGTGAGATAACGGTTTTAAAATCGGTATCTGAGGACTCTGCGAATAAGCCGGTATTCTGCCTTATCGTCCCTTGGATGGCACTTGGTGGAGCAGACAAATGCGGCTTGGATTTAATGGCGCACTATAAAAGGCGGGGTTTTAGAATCGTTGTTATATCAACTCGCGAGATGACGCGCAGGGATAGTCGAAGAGAAAAGGAGTTTATTTCGCTTGCTGATGATGTTTTTTGCGCTGAAAATGTTATAGAAGCAGTTAGAGAATTGCAACCGGTTTACACTGTTGTTAATAATTCCCACGAAGGTTATGATCAATCTTGGGCGATTAAAGAAGTCGCACCTAACACAAAGTTGGTTTCTTTGTTTCATATGATCCTAAGTCCGCCTTGGGACTTTGAGAAAAGTCTACAAAGAGGAACACCCTTTGATTTAGTACTAACTGTTTCGGACAAGCTACGGAAAGAACTTGTTGAAAAGGGTGTGAATAAAGGTATGGTTGAAACGCTACACTGGTTCGGCTTTCCTGAGATAAAGAAAACATGGCCTTTAAGGAACACCGAAAAAGATCCAAGGTATGTTCTGTGTCCCTTTCGTTTTCACTTTCAAAAACGACCATCGTTTGTTTGTGATATTGCTGCAGAGTTGGCTATGCTTTTACCCGCCGCTTATATGCCGGTTTTTAAGTTTGTTGGTGACGGCGAACTTTATTCAAAAATCAAAGGGAGAGCAAAAGAGCTAAAAGTTAGTCACTGGATAGAATTCGAGCGGGGTGTTGACTATAAACAAATGGAAAAATTTTATAAGAGGGCAAGCGCGCTTGTTTGTCCTTCGATTGACGAAGGCATACCTCTTACATATTTTGAAGCAATGCAATGGTCAGTTCCAATGGCTGTTAGTAATGTCGGTGCGGTAAGCGAACTTGTTCCTTCAAATTATATGATTGATTTTGAAACGGAGGATGAAGCAAAAGAATATGCCAAACTTTTGTTTTTGCATTTAACAGGTCGAAGTAGAGCAGAGATTCATGCTGCTAGAAAACTGGTTAATGAAAACTTTTCCAAGAGCGTTTGGGATGAAAAGGTAGAAAGATTAATCGGATGAATTCATGGGCCGAGTTGATCAGCTCGAAACCAAGTTACTTTAACTTTCGGAAAATTTAAAAAATGAAAGAAAAATACTATAAGTCATCCTATTCCTCGACTGGGAAGTTTGTATATTTTCACATTCCAAAATGTGGAACTAGTTCGTTTTTAGACATTCTAGAAAAAGGAGATTTTAAATTAGAGGAAAACGAGAAGTATCTATCCGTAAAAGACCGAAGGCGTGTAGAGTTTGAAAAGTATAAAGACATCTTTGATTCTTACTTTAAGTTTTCTTTTATTCGCAACCCCTACCAACGGTTGGTTTCTTGCTGGGATGATAAGATTAAGTTCGATCGTAAACCTAAAAAGGATCGTGATTATTATTATAGAAAATTTGGAGATTTATTAGGGTACAGCTTTTCTGAGTTTATAAGATATTTAAGCGATCATCCTGACAATATTCTTCGCGATGTTCACTGGAAGCCATATAACGAAATTTTGCCGATTTCTAAATTAGATTTTATTGGTAGGTTAGAAACTGCTGAAGAGGACTTTACTTTAATTTCAAAAAGGTTGGGTCTTGAAGGTCATAAGTTTCCAAATCTCAATGCGGGGAATTACGAAAAAGAAAGCTGGAAGGATCATTATGATGATGAATCATTTCAGATTGTTTCAACGCTATATTCTGAGGATATTAAATTATACTTAAATACAAATACATGAGCGATAGTAATCTTCCACGTATAGCATTTGTAAGTCAGTATCAGCCTGGATTTGGGGATAAACTTAAAAATCCATATAAAGCAGAAACAGATTCCACTCAATGGAATGATCCGTCTTTCTTTAGAAAACACGGAGGAAATCGTGGAAATTTGGTATGGATGGAGAGCATATACAAGATTTTTAAATATGATCAAAATAATTCGCGGCGCATTTCGCGAGAGGAGTTGGTAAGAAATTATAAGACCATAGATGAAAACTTTGACTTTGTGATTATTAATACGGCGTGCTGGATAACAAATATTGCGAGGGAAGTCGACGTCAAAGTGGCAAAAGAGTTAGCAAAAATAAAATTGAAAAAATGTAAATTAGTTTGTTTGGGAAACGGGTGTGAAAAGAATACTTATACTAAATCAAATCCAAACCTATCCAAAAATGATTTTGATCCAAGGACAATCGAACTATTGCACTGGATGGCAGATAACGCAGATATTTTTTCGGTCAGGGGCTACGAAACAAAGAAAACCCTAAAAGAAATTTTTAACATCGACTCGATTGCGCTCGGGTGCCCCGCACTGTATTCTTTTCCAAATTCAATAGACGCCATTTCCTTACCGCCAGCGAAAGATTCTATTTTAGCTACAGGAGGTAATTTGGCGAAGGAATCTTATTTTAAAGCTTTCAGTGCATTTAAATCTGTAAACTATTTTTGTCAGTCATCTTACGCGTTTGACACTCCTTCAAATATTGAAGTTCCACCACAAGCACGACCCTCAGATCTTGTTAATATCAAGATAAACGAAGCGGATGGTTCGGTATTAAATTATCCGTTTGAAGTAGATGGAATGGACACGATTTATGCTCCCAACGATATTGATACTTGGAGAGGGGTGTTATCCATGCATGATTATTATATTGGTTCACGGCTGCATGGTGCGATCCTTTCTTTGCAGGCTGGTACCTTTCCAGCTATCCGACCATCAGCGTGGTTTAATAATGACGAGCGGCTACTTGAAATTGCTAGGCTCGTTGGTATGCCGTATTTGAACACTGACATGGATTCCTTTGCTGTAAAGGATCTGTTCAACGAAGATTCTTTGGAACATTTTAAAAAGAAATACCGAATGAGATATAACCTGTTTTATAAGGCGCTATCAAGTGTGGGACTTGTCTTATCTTCGTAATGATAGTGCCTAAGATTTCTTGGAGAGAAAACGAAGTTCTTATAACCTATAATGGTAATAAGCTTTGTTATAATTATTCATCACTTCCTGACAGGGATTTAAATATTGCAGGGGTGGATCTTGATGAGTTCAACACGATGTTGGAAAGTATTCGCTATGATCCCGATCCTAAAAAGTTCGTAAGAAACTTTACGCGACATAACGACGATCCTCCAGGGTTTCAAAGATGCCGGGCTCTCAACTTAGCTCAAATTTATCCAACGGATTTTCGTATTTTGAGTATGGCCTTTTGTACGCTTGCTTTTCGCTACAATTACAATGACTTGGGATCTATTGATGAGCTGGAAAGGTTTTATAAAGACTTGCAAAGTTTCAAAGAATTTGAAGATCCAAATTCTGCTGGAATTAATTATCGCTGGACCACTTCTACTTGGGCCGCCTTGGCTCATTGTTACGTAAAAGAAGGAAACGGCGTAGCAGCTTTAGAGCTTTTTAATAAGGTACATTCCTTTGCTCATATTACACTATGGCCTGCGGCTATGGTGAATGTATTGGGCGCGTGTTATGCAACAGGTCAAAGTGTAGAATACTCGAAGGAGCTTTATGAAGCTGCGATTAAGAAGCATGAAATAAAAAACATACACGTGCTTTCTGAGATCATCAATGCAGCAAAAATTTTAGAAGCGATCATGGGTAAGCCTCGCTCAAATATTCCTAATTTGAGATTACTTTATGTAAAGGCAAACGATTTGTTAAAAAAACTATATTTAATATAAGCTTAAGATCGCAATTTGTATAAATACATTATTCACCACTAACATGCAAGAGCCCCAAAAATCCCTATTTCAAGCCTTTTTGGATGGAGGCTGGCTGGTTCCACTTATTGGTGCGTCGGGGATGATCGCAAGGATTCTTTCTTCAAAGGAAAACATTACGTTTGAGCTTCTTTGCAAAAGAATTCCTGCAGCTGCTATATCAAGTGGCATAGCGTGGTACATCTTAGAGCAAACCGATATTTCAAGTTTGTACAAAGCGGTAATTTACGGTATTGTTGGTGTTATATCGCCAGAGGTTATTGAAGGTATTGTTACTGTAGCCAAAAGGGTTTCAAAAAATCCTACTCGATTCATACCGTTCCTTAATAATCGTAATGGTCAGGATAAATGAAAGCCTTTTCTAAAATTCTTTTACTACTGATTATTACTATCTTTGCGTATAAAGCTTTACTTGGTATTTGCTTTTGGTATAGAGAAAAGACCGAGAATCTTGGACTACCAGGCAATGTGCTTGATTCCGCCTCTGATGATATTTTAATGGGTGGTGTTATTCTTATAACCGTTCTGCTGTCTGCACAAATAGGCAAAAGAAGGTGTAAGTAATAAATATAAAACTATATAAATAGTTGTATGGCTAAACCAACAACTAGAAGCGAATTAGCTGACTACTGTTTAAGAGCACTTGGTGCACCGGTGGTTGAGATTAATATTGACGAAGATCAGATCGAAGACCGCATCGATGAGGCGATTCAATTTTGGCAAGAATACCATTCTGATGCCGCGGTTAGAACTCTAATCAAGCATCAAGTAACCGAAGCAGAACTTGCAAGTAACGAGATTGAAGTTCCCGATGCGGTTCTTTCGGTTGTGAGGGTTCTTGGATTTCAAGACTTTTCTAGCGCGTCATTATTTAATGCGAAATACCAAATGTATCTCAACGATTTCTTTGGGATGCGAAATCCTGGCGGATTGCTAAACTACGAGCTTACGTCTCAATATATGAGCTTGGTTGAAGACATTCTTAATGGTCATGGCCAGGTAATGTCATTTAACCGTCATAAGAATACGGTTAAGTTTCATGCTGATATTACAGACCACGTAGCAGCAGGGGAGTTTATTATTTTTGAAACCTTTCAAACGGTAAATCCTTCTAGCTATCCAGATGTTTTTGACGACATGGGTTTAAAGGAACTTCTTACGCTTCTTATCAAAAAGCAGTGGGGACAAAACCTTAGTAAGTTTGAAGGAATGCAACTGCCAGGCGGCGTTACAATTAACGGTGCAGCAATATACGATCAAGCCTCTGCTGATATTAAAGAGCTTAAAGAAACGTGGCAGCTCAAATATGAAGAACCTCTTGACATCTTTATTGGATAATGGCAACTGTACCCACACTCAATCCATACTTTCAAAACGGAACCAGTGAAGAGCAAAAGCTTTACGAGTCGCTGATTATTGAAGCCATTCAAATCTATGGCACAGATGCTTATTACATTCCGCGTAAAATTGTTAAGCAAGATGCGATTCTTAATGAAGATCTTATAAGCGTATTTGAAAAAGCTTATAAGATTGAAATGTATGTTGAGAGTATTGACGGATTTGAAGGTGACGGACAGTTGCTATCCAAGTTTGGACTAGAGGTGCGGGACAGCATAAACTTAGTAATAGCCAATCTTAGGTGGAACGAACTTATAGGTCAGTATGGATATTCAGAGAATAGTACCCGTCCTCTTGAAGGTGATCTTATCTATTTCCCTTTAACAAAAGGATTGTTTGAAATTAAATTTGTTGAAGTTAACAAACCGTTTCGTCAGCTTCAAGATATTCCAATCTTTCGACTTTCCTGTGAGTTGTTTGAATATGAAAGTCAGGAAATTGATACCGGTATTGCAGAGATTGATGTGATTCAATCAGATAACGGCAATCACTTGGTTGTTGAATATACCAATAATGATTCACCGGTTGAAGAGTTGCAGGCGTATGAAACCTTAAACTTTACGCTTCCAAGTGGGGTGACAGGTTCGTGCGAATTCTTTAAGTACGAAACGACTACTGATTCTCCCGCACTGGAAAGAATGCATATTGGACTGCCAACGTTTAACGACGGAAAGTATCACGCCATAACCGTTGACACCATCATGGTTGGTGCTACGAGTGGAGCATCTGTTACGGTCAGCAGATTTAATACAATAGATGATGGTACCGCTGATGACGACGAGCTTTTCCCAAGTGATCCAGCCGCACAGAACTCAGCGTTTAGCCAAACTGTTAATGCCAATGATTTTCTTGACTTTACTGAAGAGAATCCATTCGGGGAACCTTTTAACTTCTAAGCATGCTCGGCCAATCATACTTTTATAATGAAACCCTGAAAAAGATTGTAGCGGTCTTTGGTACTCTTTTTAATGATATTGAGGTAGCCAATATTTCTGCAGGGAAAATGGTTGGCGTGAAACGGGTTTCTCTTGCTTATGCGCCAAAGGAAAAGTTTCTTGCAAGAATTGAAGCTGATGTTGAAAATGATATTGCTCTAAAGCTTCCTCGTATGAGCTTTGAAATGGTCGACATTTCTTATGATGAGACGACTAAACTTAATCGTTTAAATTACACTGTTCAAACAAATTCCGATGGTGACAAAGTTAAGGTATGGCAATGCGCTCCTTATCAACTTTCGTTTGAGTTAAACATTATGTCAAGAGGGCAGGATGAAGCGTTGCAAATTTTAGAACAAATACTTCCTCACTTTAATCCTAACTATACAATTACCGTCAAAGGTCTTGAAGGACCTGAGAGTAAAACAGACATACCCATCGCTCTTGAAGGAGTAACATTTGAAGATGGGTACGAAGGCGACTTTGAATCTTCCCGCCGCCTGATTGTGTATACACTTTCATTTAATCTCATAACGAAATTTTCCTTTTACCCTTCAACGGTTGGTCTTATCGAAACCGTAGATACTTTCTTTTACGACTTTGATACAAACGGTGTATATGTAGATGCAGGCGTAAGAGTCACTGAGAACAGTACAGTGAT